CGACTTTAAAGAAAGAATTTGATGACGGCTCATTTAATACTAAAGATGTTAATAGGCATCAGCTGGATTCCTATGCATTAATCATGAAAAATAAAGCAGAGACTCTAACATCCGGATCAAGCCAGCCTGAAGTCTTTAATGTGTTAGGTCAATTACAGAGTATTGAAAGAGTTAAAAAATCAGGTGAAATGATTTATAACAAGAAAGAAAAATTGACCCATGATCTCGGAGCTAAATCAGACTAAACAGCTTTTCTTTTTAATGGGAATGCCAAGGTCTGGAAACACCTTGTTTGCATCAATCATGAATCAGAATCCAGAGTTAGTCGTAACTGCAAACTCTATTACCCTAGAGATCATGAAGGATCTCTTTCTTCTTAAACAAACCGAGGTATTTCAAAACTATCCAGACCATCAATCTTTGGATAATGTACTGGATTGCGTATACGATGTTTTCTACCAAGACTGGCCTCAGAAATATATTATAGATAGAGGACCCGTGATGACCATAGACAATTTTGCTTTGATGCAAAAACATTTTAAATGTTCTTTTAGATGCATAGTTCTTGTTAGAGACTTAATGGATGTACTTGCAAGTTTTATCAAATGGTTTGAACGAGAGCCTACAGCCTATCCAAATAAATATGGACACACCATAGAAGAAAAGTTAGTTGCATTAATGAAAGATGATGGTGCAATTGCCAAAGAATTAAAAGCAATTCAAAATTCCTTTAATTATAAGGACCTATGTTGTTATGTAAAGTATGATGATCTAGTTAGTAATCCTGAACAATGTATTAAGGACGTATATAAATTTTTAAACATTCCTTATTACTCTCATCAATTTCAAAACTTGCAGCAGATTAATATTAATGGAATAGGGTATAATGATGGAATTGTAGGAAAAAATATGCATACTATACGGAATGAAATTAAGAAAGAATACAATCCCTACATTGAAAAGATACCACAAACAATAAGAGAAAAATATGGGCACATCAGATTTTAAATTTATATTTTTAGGGCAGTCTGTTTTAAAATATCAAGTACCCCTTGATGTATATAAAATTATAAATCATATTTATGAGACCAAGTATCCAACCTTGCCACGAGCCAATAAACAACTTGTGGGAAAAATAGAAAAAGAGCATTCTTTATTCTTCGGAGGTCAAGATAATAATAAAATGAAACGACATAACTTACTCCCTGATAATGTTCTTCAATGGTTTGAAAAGACGTTCAAGCACTATTTAAAGTGGAATAGGATTAAAGAATATGAAACGCATTTAAATTCCATCTGGGTAAATCAAATGTTTGAACATGAATACAACCCTGTGCACGTGCACCAAGGAACATTGTATACAGGTTTATCAAGTGTTATGATTTTAAAACTACCAGAATCTTTTGGAGTAGAGTATTCCTCAACCGAGTCTCCAATGAATGGTAAGTTACAAATTTTAGGTTCAGCGTCTGGACAGTTTGCAACCATTGATTATCAACCAGAATTAAAAGAAAGAGATTTTTTTGTTTTTCCCTATGATATGAGACACTCGGTGTATCCATTTAATGGACCCGGAATGAGAAGAAGTCTGGCAGCAAACATGGATGTAGAATATAATCCAATAAAAAATAGAGGAGCAACTTAATGTACGAAAATATGCATCTTAAAGAACCAAAATGGAAAAGCTGGATCATACAAACGACAACACCTTTATTTACACCCGATCAATGTAGACAGGTTATAGAATCGGGTCGCAGACAGAAACCACAAGTTGCTCAAGTTGGTGTGGGTAAACCTAAAGGTGGAACCGATACTAAAAAAAGAATTACCACGATCAGTTGGATTCCGTTTAAAGAAATGCCAGAGATGTATCGGGATCTTTATAAATTTATTGTTCAAGCTAATGAGAATCATTTTGGATTTGGCGACATACAAATAACGGAGAATGCACAGTTCACAGAATATCCTGAAGGAGGATTCTATGACTGGCATATGGATTGTGATGTAAGTATGGCTCACGAACCGCCGGTTAGAAAAATATCAATGACTCTTCTATTAAATGATCCATCGGAATTTGAAGGTGGAGAATTAGAAGTTATGTCTCCAGGTAAATATGTACCTTTAAAACAAGGGCATGCAATTTGTTTTGCTTCCTTTTTAAATCATAGAGTTAATATTGTTAAACGAGGAATGAGACAATCTTTGGTTGTCTGGTTTGGAGGTAAACCTTTTAGATGATTAAAGAAGAATTTTTCCCAACTATTGTTTATGGCTTTGATTTACCCATGGCCCCTCATCTTAATCAACAATTAGAACGAGATATAATTGCCTGGTCCAAACAAGATAAAGGAATTGAAAAAACAAATTATAAAGGATGGCACTCTCAAACTGATATGCAAACAAAACCAGAATACAAACCTTTAATAGATCAACTCTTTTTAGCTATGAGACATGTATGGGACAATGAACATTTAGACCGAGAACCTGTACTAGGAAATATGTGGGCTAATATTAATCCACCTGGTGGAATGAATCAACCTCATGTCCATGCTAATTCTTTATTTTCTGGAGTGTATTATATAAAATCAAATCTTAAGTCTGGTAGACTAAAGCTCTATGATCCTAGACCAGGAGTTCAATTAAATCTACCAACAAGAACTAAAACAGAAATTCCTAAACCTTTATGGCGAGAGGCGAATTTAGATCCTGTGCCCGGTAGAATTCTTATATTCCCTGCATGGGTGTGGCATGCTGTTGAACCTAATGAATCAAATGATATAAGAATATCAGTCAGTTTTAATTTTATACAAAAAGGTTTTTAATGATAATCCACAAAGATAAAATGATGTTTAGAGAGTGTAATAAAAAATTAAATACTCAAGAAGGTAAAGATCTTCAAAAAAACAATGATGGGTATAAAAAATTAAGAGATGATATAGGTGAAAAAGGAATGATTAATCCTATTCTATGTATAGAAGAAGATAATATGTATAAGATATGTATAGGGATGAGGAGATTTATAGCAGGATTAGAATTAGGAATGGAAGAATTTGAGGTTAAAGTATTACCTAATGATAGTGTAGATTTATCAGTAAAAGAAAAACAACAATATAGGCACACAGATGTTCAATAAATATCAAGTCATTAAAAAAGCAATCTCCTATGAGCTGGCTAACTTTGTCTTTAACTATTTTCTATTGAAGAGAGACGCAGTTAAATTTATGTACGACAATAATATTACCTATGACAATGGTATGTTGGGGACATGGGAGGATGCACAAATTCCCAATACCTATTCCCATTATGCAGATCATGTAATGGAAACTCTTCTGG